CGCGGCGTCGGTCGCGGCTCGGGTCGCGTCGTAGGTCGCGGCTCGGGTCGCGGCTTCGGTCGCGGCTAGGGTCGCGGCGTCGGTCGCGGCGTAGGTCGCGGCTTCGGTCGCGGCGTCGGTCGCGGCGTCGGTCGCGGCTTCGGTCGCGGCGTAGGTCGCGGCTCGGGTCGCGGCGTCGGTCGCGGCTCGGGTCGCGTCGGAGGTCGCGGCGTAGGTCGCGGCTTCGGTCGCGGCGTCGGTCGCGTCGGAGGTCGCGGCGTAGGTCGCGGCGTAGGTCGCGGCGTCGGCAACGATCTCCGGCACCGGGGGGAGCGGTTCATGTCGGACCGCCGACATGCCGCGCGCTACGGCAATCGCGCAGGCCGCCGCAATTGAGCCCCGGATCTGCGCTTCCGAGGGGATGACGCCGAAGAGCTTGCGAGCCACGCCCTGGTGGTCTCGGATCCACCACACTCCCGCCGCGACCGACGCCGCGATCGCGCCGGTAATCGGCGACGCGACGAACACGTCGCGCTCCGGCACTGGGAGCTTCGCCGCCGTGTAGAGCCCACGGATCGCGGTCCGCGCCTTCGTCCGATCCTCGTCCGTCTGCGGCGTTGTCCGCAGAGCGTTAGCGATCCATTTGTCCCGCCACGGCGCGAGCTGCGCGCGGTGTTCGTCGGTCAGCGTGTAGAGCGTTTTTGATCTCATCGTCGTTCCCCTCTTCGCGATTGTGGTTGCCCGACGAACGCTCAGTCCTCGACCGAGCGGATCATGCTCGGGTGGTACTCACGCATGACGCGCACGCGGTATTTGCCCGGAGGCAGTTCGATCGGCGTGTGCCGCTCGTCCTGATGCGCGCGCGTCTGCGTCGACTCGACGCGCACCGTCGCCGCCGTGAGGATCTCCAGGCACCGGTCGATCGCCGCCTCAACGCCTTCCTCACCCTGCGCGAGTTCGAAGAGCTTCGCCTTCGACGCATCCACTGCGTGGCAGTGCATCGAGGTCTCGCCGATGGCGAGCACCACGCGCCCGCCCTGCGGCGTGATCTCCTTCCCCGCCTTCAGCCCGTCATCGCGGACCAGGAGAACGTCCCCCTGTCGGTACATCGCCTTCGCCACTGTCGTCTTCTTCGCCATGTGCCTCTCCTTCGTCCTTCGTGCCCTGAATGCCTGTGCACCTTTCGCGACGCGCAGCGATCGCTATGCTGCGCCGCGTGAACCTCCGACTAGGACCTTCACGCCGCTTGCCCTTTCGCTTCGCGCCACGGAACGTCCGGTCCGATCGCACCCCTCGACCATTTCGCGATCTTTTTCCGGTGACTCACGCGTGGCGACGACGACGTGAGCCAGTAGTGCACCGTCGAGACGGACACCCCCAGTTCGTACGCAGCCGCCAGCCGCGTCCCACACTTGGCCTCGATGTATTGAGCGAACAGTTCGGAGCCCGTCATGGCTATTCAGAATAATGAATCTGAAAAAACCGGCAAGGGGAATCGACCGCCGGATTCAGAAAAGTGAATTCAGAATCTGGTACGCCGGGTACCGTGCCGAAGGACGACCCGCTCACCAAGTTCGTTGCGCGCCTGATCGAAGCATCGAAGGCGACGGGCCGGACGGACGCGGTCCTCGCTGACGAGATCTTCAAAGTCGCCAGATCAAATGTGACGCAAATACGACAGGGAACCCTCGGTGTAGGGAAGACCGTAGCCGAGCGTGTTGCGTTATCCCTCGGCGTCGAGGTGTCTGATTTGCACTCGATCGCAGAGGCTATTGAGGGGGACCCCTCTGCGGATCTCTCCCCTCTTCTAGAGCGCCTTGCTGGGCATAAGAGAGTAGCGCTACCGTGGCTCGCTTCCGGGAAGGAGCTTTCCGTGACAGAGCGCGCCATATACGAAGAGGCTTTGAGGCTTATCGAGCAATTGCGGTCATCGGACCGGCCCGTTGCCGACCTTCGTCGTGATGCTGGTGATTTGCTAATGAGAGCAAAGCGTGAAGCGCCGCGAGGCGTTGCTCGCGTTGCGAAAAAGCGACATCCGTAGTCTTGATCGGTTTTCTCGAGGCGGCCTCTTGACGTCACCATGATTCAGATTCATGATTCTGAACACTGGAGGCGTGACATGGTGAAAGTTGGCGAAGAGGACACGATCAAGCTGGTCCCGTGCGACGTCTGCGGCGTCGAGCGGGTGCCCGTTCCGCTCGATTTCGACGGGACGGAATTTGTCACGTGCGCGCCATGCGACGGCGAGCTGGAGTCGGCGCGCGACGTGACGATTCGTCTCGAGATCGGGGCGCTGTCGTGAGCGCGGCGGCTCTCCAGGTCGTGAGCGCGTCGCCGCTCGCCGCGGAGTATTCGCGGGAGCAGCTCGATCTGCTCAAGCGCACGGTCGCGACGGACCTCACCGACGGTGAGTTTTCGTTGTTCGTCGAGGTGTGCAAGCGGTCGAAGCTCGATCCGTTCCGGAAGCAGATCTACGCGATCCGCCGCTTCGACAAGCGTTCGCAGGGATACAAGGTCGCGCATCAGACGAGCATCGACGGCTTTCGCGTAATCGCGCAGCGCACCGGCGAGTACGAAGGGCAGATCGGCCCGTTCTGGTGCGGCGCCGATGGCCTTTGGAAGGAGGTCTGGCTCGAGAACAGGTCGCCCGCCGCGTCGAAGGTCGGCGTACTTCGCAAGGGCTTCCGAGAGCCCCTCTGGGGTATCGCGCGGTTCGCATCATATGCGGGTGAGCAGCTCTGGCTCAAAATGCCGGAAGTCATGATCGCGAAGTGCGCCGAGGCATTGGCGCTTCGGAAGGCGTTCCCGGAGGATCTCTCCGGGCTCTACACCTCCGACGAGATGGCGCAGGCTGACGAGCCCGTGCCGGCGCCCTCGGTGAAGCCGCTCGACCGCGCTACGCGACGTGAAGCCGTGGAATCGCGTCCTGCACCCGCGCCGGCGAACGACGCGCCCGCCGCCGTCGTCGAGGGCGCACCCCGCACGCGCAAGGCGGCGGACGTCGCGCGCGAGTTCTCGACGCGGATGCGCGAGGCCGCGACGGCCGGCGACCACGCGACGCTCGCTGCAGTCGCGGAGGAGGTCGCGAAGTCACCGCTTGCGGCGGCGCTGAAGTCGACGCTGCAGCGGCACTACACCGAAGCCGTCGCGCTTTGCGCCGAGGTGATCGCGCGCGCTGAAGAGGACGCCGCGGCGGAAGCGGCGTTGCGCGAGCAAGAGGGGGTGATCTCGTGACCCGTGTGACCCTCTCCAAGCTTGCGCTCCTTTTCCACTGCGGTGCGTGGGCGCGCACGCACGCGCAGTGGCACGATCCGACGAGCGAGTACGCCGCGCTCGGAAACGAGATCGATGCGCCCTTCGCGAACTACATCCGCACCGGCGGAAAGAATCCCGGCCCGGCCATCTTCGACGACCCTCGCGCGCAAGCGATGTGGCGCGTCGCGCGCGCGTGGCTCGACGACAATTACGTGGTCGGGATGCGCGCGCAGGCTGTCTACGCGTATGACGCCGAGGCGGACAAGGGGCGCGAGATCACGCCTCTCCCGGACGCGCCACCGCGCTTCTACGCGCTGCCCGAGTGGCGCGCGAAGCACGGCATCGCGGACCACGAGGTCTGCGGGAGCGCGGATCTCGTCTGCATGGGTCTCGACGACGACGGCGCATTCGTCGCGATCGACGACCTCAAGGTCCGCGTCGGCGTAGACGTCAAGGACGCGACGTCGCAGCTCTCTGGGCTCGCGCTCGCCGCATGCCGCGCGTACGGCGTGGACCGCGCGCGCATTCGCACGATCATCGTCGACGAGTCGCGCGTCTCGACGATCGTGCAGTGGCTCGACGAGTGGAGCCTCGTCGCGGTCGCGGAGGAGATCCGCACGTCGCTCGAGAGCATCCACGACGCGCAGCCGGCGCCGGGTGAGTGGTGCGCGGATCGCTACTGCCCGCACCTCCCGTTTTGCCTGGCGAAGCAACAAGACATCGCCGAGGCCGAAGCGCTCGTACCCGCCGACGCGCTCGTGCGGCGGCGCGGGAACCTTCCACTGACGCTCACGATCCAGTCGCCGGACCACGCGGCGGACATCCTGGCGCGCGTGCGCGCCGCTGAGAAGGTGCTTGGAATGCTCAAGGGCGCGGTCGGTGAATACGTCGGCGAGGAGGGCCGCACGCTTTCCGACGGCTCGCGACTCGAACACACGTACCGCACGGTCTCGCGCGTCTCGAGCAAGGCCGTGGAGCAACTCGCGCGCGAGGCCGGCGCGACGGACGAGCAGCTTGCCCTCTGCGTCACCACGGCGCGCGAGGGCGCGGGAATCAAGGTCGTCGCAGCCGCGAAGGCGAAGAGGGGACGGGCCGCGTGAAGCTCTTGTTTGCCGATTCGCAATTCGCGCTCGTCGCGGTCGAGAGCGCGGAGGACTGGGCACGGTTCTCGTCGGCGGCGCTCGACGACACCGACGAGGACTACGCGCCCGACACGCGCCCGACGGAGCGCGCGCCGGCGACGGAATCGCCCGCGCTTGTCGGGCTCAGGGACTACGCGTCGGAGGTCCGGGTGCGCGCTGCGGCGCGCGCGAAGGTCGTAAGGGAAAGGCGGGGAGCATGAGCGAGGAGCCCGATCACGACGGCCTGGACGACCGCTGCCCGGCTTGCCACGACAGGCGATGCGGCGGCGCCGGGCCGGACATTCTGGACGAGCAGCTCGCCGCGCTCCGCAAGGAGGTCGCCGACGCAAACGCGGAGAGGATGGTCATCGAGTCGATCGCCGTCGACGCGATGAAGGTACTTCACTTCTACGGCACGGCGCATCCGAACGCAGTCGTGCGCGACGGCGGCCACCGGGCGCGCCTGACGCTGGATGCCCTTCTCGAGCGAGGGCGATCGTTCGCGCGCATCCGCGCGCTCAAGGAGCCGTCCCGATGAGGCCCGATCGCATCATCGTGCTCGAGCCTGCGAAACGCGATCTGATCTCCGAAGCGCGAATCCGCTCGGGCGTCCGCCTCTGGGGCGCCGAGCTGGAGCGCCTCGCGTCCGACCCTTCGACGGTCTGGACGGACCTCGCGATCGAGGTCGAGACGCGCTTCACCCTCGCCGTGCTAGCCGAGGACAGGCTCGATCGACAGCTGCGCGAGCGGGCGCGCCGATAATCTATTTTCGTCTGCCCTGTTGACGACTGCGTACGCAGTGTTAGATTGATTGGTGTCAGCGAGGCGCTGACGAGGAGGAGGGTAAGAAAATGGCTTTTTCAACGGTTGACGCGGCGATGCAAGTGAAGTCCGCGCTTGTCGCTGGTGGGCTCAGCGCGTTCGTGACCACGCTCAAAGAGCCGCTGAGGGCGGATGCGCGGTTCGATTTCGCAGGCCAGGCCGGCGAATGGGTCGTGAGCGCGGAGCTTCGCGACTCGCGGACGGGCAACGTCGTCGTCCGTGAGGTCGAAGGCGCGCTCGACGCGAAGCAGATCAAGGCGTTGGCAAAGGCGATGAAGGCCGACCTGAGCGCGAAGGCTGAGACTACGCGGGCCCGCCTCGCCGCAGAGAAGGGGGCGCGATGAGCGCACGGCAGGATTATGAGCGTGAGGTCTCGCGCCTGCGGGCTGCGGGCGGGGGCTGGACCGACGAGCAGATCGAGGCGATCGCACGGCGAAACGTGGCGTTTGCGAACGGGCCAAAGACGCTGGCAGAGTGCGTCGGAAAGGGCACGCCGGAGGGTCAATTTCGCGCGGTGTGTATCGACCCGCGGACAGGCGAGGAACTCGCGTCCGGGGCGGACTGGCCCACGCGTACGCTCGCCGAGTACCAGGCTCGTGAGATCGCGTTTGCGCGCGGGTTTGACCCTGTAGGTTGATTGTTGTCAGGCGCTGACGAGGAGGGTGAGACGATGAACAAGATGCTGACGATTCCGGCGCACTGCATCGGCAAGCTCAGTCCGGAAGGGTGGGTTGAAGAGCCGACCGCAGAGGAGATCGACGATGCGATCGCGGCAGAGAATGCGTAGGTGGACTCGGTAGGCTGATTAGTCCCTCGCGGTCGCGCTCCTCTAACCAGGGGCGCGAACGCGATCAAGTCGCGAGGAGGATGAGACGATGACGATCCGAGAGCAAATTGCAGCGTTGGTTGTCGAGATTGCTAGCCTGGACGAGGTGGCATGGGGGTGTGAGGATCGCGAGCAGTACCGTCAGGCGTCGGCGTTCCGAGCAAAGGCGCGCAAACTCCAGATGCAGCTCGACGCGTTGATCGTGGCGGGGCGCTCTGAGGTGCAGTCGTGAGCGCGCCGCTCGCCGAGCGGTTCCGCGCCGCGTACGACTGGATCGATTCGGCGGGCGAATGGGACGAGGCATTGGCTGATCCCGACACGTACGCAGCCGCCGCCGCGTGCAACGCGGAGCAGCACGACGTCACCGACGTCACCGAGGCGGCTCTTGTAGGCGCGATCGAGTGGTATCGCGAGCATCGGGCGCAGTCGTGAGCGCGGCAAAAATGACCGTGAGGGGACTCGGCGATGGGTGGCGACGAGGCGGCTCGTGTGAGGCTCGGCAATCCGGCAACGCTCGGCGAGCTCTACGCGATGATGCGCGATGCTCACGAGGCCATGAGCCCCGCCGAGCGCGTGGCGGACGAGGCTCAGACCATCCGCGAGTTAGACGCGATCACGAAAGGGCGCGGGGTCGCATAACATGAGCAGCAACCCGAAAGCCTCGCGTTGGTACTCCACGCCAGCGGAGGCGCGGAAGCGTCGCGGCGTGCAGGTCACGCTCTCCGACGAGGCGCGCGCGAAACTGCTGCTGCTGAGCGTCGCCACCGGCGAGCCGAAGAGCGCCATCGTCGAGCGCTTGATTGTCGCGGCCTACGCCGCTTCCGAATCGCGATCGGCCTCGCAGGCACATGTCGGCTCGGCCCGGTGACGCACTAACGAATCTGGGCGCCTGGGCGGTGTGGGGTAGTGCCCCGGCTTGCGGGTCCGATTGAGAGGTTACGCAGCCTCCGGATCGCGATCCGGAGGCTCCGGCACGACGTAGATGGGCCGATCGCGGCCCCCGTCGGTGATGTCCGGATTCGTGTCGCGGAGCGCCTGCTCGCGGTGGATCGCGGCGACGTAATCGCTCCACACGCCGCCGAGGGCGAGCGTCGAGCGGTCGATCGCCGCGGTGAGGTCGCGCACGTGGATCTCCCCGGTGCGCGTGCGGTCGAAGCCCCGATTGCCCTCGTACCAGGAGATCACCTGCGAGCGCGCGAACGCCTGCGAGGCGTGCGTGCGCCCGTCGCGCGAGCAGAGGAGCGCGTCCGGCTCGCCCGCTAGGTCGAGGAGCGCCGGCAGGAACGTGCAGAGGTAGCACGCTGCGCGCGAGACGAGCCGGCCCCGGTGTGGACGAAAATACCGCTCCCAGTACGGCCACTGGTCGACGGCGGAGAGCGCGCAGAACGCGTGCGTGTCGTGCGGGTCCCAACCCATGCCGGGCGCGGCCACGGGTGTCATCTGGAATAGTCCGGCCGCGCGCCCGCCGGCGTTCCACGCGCGCGGGTCGCACCCGCTCTCGTTCGCGGCGACGCTGAGGAGCTCCACCGGATCCACCTCGAGCCGCGCGCAGCCGGCGACGAACACCGGCCAGAATTCCGGCGGTAGAAGCGCGCTCACGGCGAGCACCAATTCACGAGCGCCGCGAGCAGCGCCATCGCCGCAGCGCCTGCGCATGCCCACCCGACCCGTTGCTTGAGGAGATCCATGGGCGGCTCCTCACGATCCGAATTTCGCGGCCTGCGCGAGGTCGGCGATGGCGTCGTCGATCTTCCGCGCCGTCACGCTGAGGTGCGCCGCGAGCTCGCCGGAGGGGACGAAGGGCAAGGCCCACTCGAGCACGCGCGCGACGAGCCGCAGAACGTCGAGCGGGCTCACCGCGCGCCCCCGTCCGCGGCGTTCGCCGCCCAGCGAGCTTTGACGGCATTGCGGCACGCCGTGGCCTGGTCGCGCGTCCCTGCCTGGTCCACGCACGCGAGCTGCTCCGCGAGGTAGTCGGCGTCGGCCGCAGCGCTGAGCGCCGTTTTCGACGGCGAGGGGCACGCGCTGAGCACGAGCGCGGCGAGCATCAGGAGTATCCAGGTCATCAGCATCTTCACGGCGCACCATCCTTCTTGGGCTGCTTCGAGATCCAGCCCGTGAACCATCCAATCGCGCCCGTCGCCGCGGACGCTACGAGCGCCCCGGCTACGAGCCCCTTCAGCGCGAGCAACGTGAGGAGCGCGAGCGCCCCGAGCACGAAGAGCACGGCCAAACTCACGAGTCTCCAATCGAGCGTCACGAGTCACCTCCGAGGTCATGTTGTGAGGCCATCTCCGCGCGGATGGCCCGATCGCGTGTTTCGTCGAGGCGCGCGCGGAGCGCAGCGTGGTCCGATTGCATGCGGCTCACGATGTGCTCGAGCTGCTGCTGCCCGCGTTCGAGGAGCGGGATGCGGCCGACGATCTCGAGTTTCACCTCGTGCTTCTCGATGAGGGCGACCGCGGTCTCGATGCGCTCGGTCTGGCGCCCGCCGCGCCACACGATCGTCCCCGTCGTTATTGCGCACCCCAGAAGAGTCACGCCGCACGCGATGATCGAGGCGATGACGTTGATGTCCACGGCTAGGCTCCTGACGTGATGTCTTGGGCTGCAGGCAACGCTGCTGCGACTACGACCGAATCTGCTGGGGTTGCATCGTTCCACGTCGCATCCAGTGCGGTGGCCGTGCCGATGGTCACCGCCGGCAGATCAGCCTTCACCGTGGGGAGGATCGCCTGCACGTTGGGCGTCGACAGAAACGCCCATTGAGTCAGCGTTCTATGTTTTAGCACCGGCGCCTCGTGGACCGTTGACGACTGCGCAGGGGGCGCATGCACGCCTCCTCCGATATCGACGCCGGGCTTCGGATAGCCGAGCCTCGTATCACAATCGGACTGCGTAGACTGCGCGTCTGTCGCAGCGACAAAGATAAACGCGTTCATCAGTAGTACCCGTATCTAGTTCGAATATATGCTTCAACCTGTTGCAATTCCGGAACCGACAGCGCTCGACCGTAGACGATACATTCCGCGAATGACCCCGTCAGGAAGAGCGCGGGCGTATGATTGCTGCCAACAAACAACGTTTGGGCAGTCGTGCCTGTCCCCGGCGGCGACCCCGCGGTGGTAGCACCCAGGTCAACACCATTCGCGCGGATGGTATGTCCAGCCACCGTTCCGTCGAATGTCCTGACGATGGTTCTAGGGGAGGCGTTTACGCCCCATGCCGCTCCTAGGTTCGCCGTGCAACTCACGGCACTTCTCGAGACGAACGAGGAGAGTCCCGTACTTGCGAATAGGTAGTCGGTAGAATCATTCTGAAAGACGGCGAAGTATGAGGATGCCGTCGTGTTTTTGACGGCGAAAATATACGTGCCGGGGCCGAGTGTGACCGTCCCTGTCGTGTGCATAGACGACGTAGACCCGTCCCACGTTAGGGAAGGCTTGCCGCCGTAGGCCGCGTCGGAGGCGACGTACAGCGGTTGGTTGAGCGCCGTGCCCTGGACAAGGTGGTTCCCATTCCCGCTTTGATCGGCCCACGCGCTGACGTTGCTCCCGTTGAGCGTGATCCCGAGGTCGCCGCGCGTCCAAAGGAGGAGGTTCGCAAGCTGCGTCGGAAGGAACGTGTTCGATGACGCGTTGGGGCCGCTGCGCCGGCTCGCGCGCAGCGTGCGGCGACGGCCCATCGCCTGGACGCAGTCCTCCGGCGAGATGAGGCGTGTGCCGCGCGGTGAGGGGGTGAAGAGCGTGGATAGCATCACACGCTCTACTTCTGGCTCGAGAGGGGCGCGGAGATTCGATACCGCATCTGCGCCGCGCTCGCGCGTGAGCGGACGTTGATGTATTTGTCGAACGTGGCCGAGACCATGTAGTCGATGAATTGCCCCTTCGGGATGATCTCGCAGCTGGCCGCCGTGCTGTTCGCCGCAGGATCCGGTGCAGCCGTACCCGCCGCGTCGAAGATCACGCAGAGGTCATCGCCGTCCGCGAAGATGCGGATCATGTTGTAGCCCAGCATGGCCACCCCGGCGGCGTTCGCGCCGTCCGGCGGCTGCTGGAGCACATCATTATCCAGTCGCACATGTGAAACAGTCGTCGTCGCCGCGACGCATCGGCACCCTCGCGGGTCCGGCGGCGACAGCGTTGCGCCATTCACGCGCGGAGCCGGCACGAACACTTCAATCTCTTCCCATCGCGGCATGGCTACTCTTCTCCTCGTTCCAGGCTTTCGCTCGCCGACGCGAGGCCGAATGCCTGCGACAGCTTCCCGGAGCGCCGGCGCGACGCCGGCCCCGCCTGGTCCTTCTGCGCGGCGACGTAGGCCTGCTGCCTGCGCGCGATACCGTCGGGCGCGAGCGCGGGCGTCGTCGCGATACCGAACGCTTCGCCGAGCTGGAGGCGCTCCTGTCGGGAGATTGGACGCGCAGTCTCCTGCATCTGCATCAGCACGCGCTTCTGCACGTCGGCGTAGATCTTCGGGTAGACCTCGCGCGCAGCGGCGATCGTGTCGGGATCGAGTCGGCCCGCGCGGAGGTCGTGGATGACCGTGAGCGGCTCGTCGACGGCCCGTTCCTTCCGCAGCCAGCGCGCCATCTCCGAGCGGCTCGGGGGCGTCTCTAGCCCCGGGCGCAGCGGGTCGAGGTGCGCCGCTGGCGGAAGCTCCTTGGAAAGGTACGAGACCGCGCGCTGGATTGTGGACGATGCCTCGCGCGCGGCGTCCGGGGCGTCCTTCGCGATCGCGGACAGGTGCTGATCCGCCGCGCCGCCGAGATCCGGGTGCTGCGCGAGTTCGCGCACGGCGCCGGCGCGCGAGGCGAACCGGTCTTCCATTTTCTCCTCGGTGCGCTCCTCGCGCGCGACCTCGGGGAGAGCTTCCTGATGCGTCGGGAAGATGCCGGAGATCCGCGGTGTGCCGCGTTCCACGTAGTCGGTCACCGCACGCTCGATCGCCGTGTCGACCTGCGCGACGTGCGCGGAGACTGCCTCGAGCCCCCCAACGTGGCCGAGCGCGTACGCCGCGAGTCTCTGCCCGCGCTCCCGCACGAATCGGTGGAGCGGCCCGGCGGCGAGCGAGACAGCGCCGGCGAGCGGATGTCCCGCCACGATGGCGCCGATACCCGCGCTTCCGCCGGCGCTCCCCGCGATCGTGTCGGTGAGCGAGAAGACACGGTTTGTGAGCCCACGCGCAACCTTCGTTTCGAGGCTGTCGTGGATGAGCGACAGCGCCTGAAACTTCGAATTTAGAGCGCGGAGCGGCGCGGCGAATTCCTTGCCGGCGGCGCGCGCGGCTTCCTCGCCCGTGTCGGCGAGGTAATCGCCGAACGTCCCATAGAACTGCCGCAGAACGTCCGTCTTCCCCTTCGCGTCGAGGACGCGGCTCTCGTCGTAGACGAGCCGGCCGAGCGCGCGGCGTTGCTCCCAGAGGTCGGCGAGCGGCAGGCGATGCTCGTTGATCGCCGCGCCCATCTCCTCCTTCGTCGCATTCAAGCGCGCCTCGCGGAGCGTCTCGCGGATCTTCCGGATGTCTGCGAGCTCGCTTTCGCTTGCGCCCTTCGCAACCATGTCGCGCTCCGCGGCCTCGAGCGAAATCTCCTGCGGCGTCGCAGCCGCGGCCTCGACGCCGCGCGCGCTCGCATAGAGTTTCTCGCGCAGGCTGTCCCGATACTTCTCGAGCCCTGCGACGACGTTTTCGCGGCCCGCGTCTTTTCGAACCTCATCGATCATTTCGTCGAGGCGCCCCATCAGGTCCTTCGGGTTGCCCATTGCTCCGCTCTGCCTGTAGAGGTCCCCAATCTCCTTGCCGACCCCCTCCTTCGCCTCCGCCGCCTTCGCAAATTGCTCCTCGACGGAGAGCCATGGATCGTCCAAGCCGACGTCGCGCGCGACGCGCCCGAGCGTCTCTGTCCCGCCCTTGACGCGCTTCATCGCCTGCTTGGTGAGCGAGATCCCGCTGTTGATGTCCCTCCACATCGCCTGATCAGCCTGCTTCTCGAGATAGGGAGCGAGCCGCTTCGACCCCTCGCGGATCCCCGTCGCCAGCGTCTCCGTTCCCGCGCCAATGACCGCGCCGCCGAGCGCGCCGTACAGCGCACCGGTACCCATCCCGGCCACGATCTTCTCTCCCGTCAGGTCTGCCGGCTGTTGCGACAGCGCCTGTTCCGACAGGGTGTTCATGAGACCGAATTCGGCCCCCTCGATGCCCCCTCGCGCGCCGAGCGCCACGCCGCGCGCGAGCGCGCGCGCCCCGAGGCCCGTCGCCGTCTTCGTCACCGCGCCGCTCGTCGCGCGCGCGAGGAGTCCCGCTCCGCCCTCCTCCGCAAGCGCGCCGAGGCCCGCGCCTGGTACCGCGGCAGCGCCGAGCGCCATACCCCCGACTTCGCCGACGGTCCGCGCGAACGGGTGGAGCTCGTTCGAGGTCTGCACCGCCTCCTTCCACGTATCGGGGAGCGCCGCATCCGAGACGCCGAGGGAAAGCCCGCGCGCGAGGCCGGCGCCGCCGGCGACGGCCATTCCCTTGCCGCCGCTGTACTCTTGCCGGAGCTCTTCGGCGTGGCGGTCCTCGTCCGAGATGAGCGAGGCCCCCTTTGCGAGGACATCGGAGATATGCCCAGGGTCTACGGTCGATACGGCGCCGTCGGGCGTGGAGACGGAGATCGGTTTGACCCCAGAGAGATTGACCTCGCCCGCCTGGAATCGCGCCTGCGCCTCCTCCGGGGGCACCCATGAGGTGAGCCCGGTCGTTTTGTCGTAGACCTGGACGGTGCTCGTCGGCTCCGGAGCCTTCTCGGGCTTCAGAGAACGCGACAGCGCGATCAGGTCTCGCGACTCCTCGGGCATCTACCGGCGTCCTCCGGCGTGCGGCGCGGGTGGTGTCCAGGGGCGGCCCCCAGACTGCGACGCGGCGGCGCGATCGAACTGCTCCAAGAAGCGCGTGCGCGTCGACTCGAGCACCTTCTCGCTCGCGCCCATGCCGAGCTGGTCGAAAATGTCCGGAACCATCGCGCCGACCGCCTGATCCGCAACCTCCTGATCGCCCTTCGACATGGCGCCCTGCCCGCGCTGCACGGTGACGAGTTGCGCGGTTTCGGCCTGGAGCGACTTGAGCTGCTTGACGACATTCCGAGCTTCGAGCGGGCTCGTGAGGCTGATCTGTTTTCGCAGCTGGAGCGCCTTATCGATGTTCGCCTGAATGTTCGACGTCGCTGCGGACTGCGTACGTAGCGTCTTTGCCTCGGTCTCGGTGTTGGCGACGAACTGCCGCCCATCGGGTCCCGTGACGAGCAGTTTCGGATCGACGACGCTCGCACCCGCCGCCGGATTCGGCGCCGACGTCGTGGACGAGTGTGTCGTGGTCTTATCCGCCGTGAGCGAGTCGAGATGCGCGCCGAGCTGCATCTGTTCTTTCGCGACGTCGCGCTTCATCGCCTCGATCTTCGCCCGCTCGAGCGGGTCCGACGCCACGGTGAGCGCGAGATCCGCCTGCTTCTGCACGACCGCGAGGCCGCCGAGCCGCGCCGCTGCGCTCCGCTCCGTCTCGTCGTGAAACGCGGTCTTCGTCATGTCATAGAGCTTCGACTTTTCCGCGACCGCGGCGCGCTTGGATTGGATGTTGTCCCGCTGCGCAGCGACATCATCGTCGATGAGCCCGCGCACGAGCTTCGCGCCCTCATTCGGAGTATGCGAGTAGCCGCCCTGAAATCCCCCGGCGACCATCGCGATCACCGCGCCGATCTTCTGCACGACGCTCGCGTCGTGAAACCACCGACCCGGATCGACCTTCTCGTTCGCGATGTCGTCGTTCATCGCGTCGAGCGCCGCGCGCTTCTCCGCGAGCTTCGCGGCATGCTCGTCCGATTGCCTTTGCGCCGTGGCATTGCTCGCCTGCATCGCTTCGATCTCGGCGTTCATCCCGGCGACGCGCGCGCCCTGGACCCTCGGCTGCCCCTCTTCCTGCAGCTTTGCCTCGCGCTCGCCGGCGCGGAACATGTCCGCCTCGGCGCGCTTCGTCTGCTCGGAGAGCTTGATCCCCTTCTGCGTGCTAGCGCCGCCTGTCGTGGTCGAGAGCATCGCAGGCTGCGGCGGCGCGCTCTGCGGCGCCATGCCGGCGCCTGGCGGGGGGCCGGAGTAGCCGACCGTCTGCTCCGGCGCGAGCGCGCGCGTAGGGTCGGACCAGCCCGGCGGCTTCGTGTGCGCATTCGAGAGCGACGATGGGGGCATCGCAGAGAGATCCATCCCCGCGCTCATGGGTCGCTGCGGCGCCGCAGGCTGCGGGTTCTGAAGCGCTGCGAGCCCCGCGTCGAGCGGTGCCGAGGCGGGTGCTGCGGGCGCGGGCGGCGCGTAGCCGCGCGCCATCGCCTGCGCATAGAGGCGCGCGTTCTCCTCGTCGGAGAGGGCAGGCATCGTCATCGCCGTCTCCCATGAGAGAGCAGGCTCTCGAGCTCGTCGATGCGCTGCTGTTGGCGCCCGGCCGTCGCCGCGAGCGCGGAGACCATCGGAGCGATCTCGATCGCCTTGCCTTCTGGCGTCTCGCGCACGATGCGCCGGCCGGCATCCGTCTTCTCGACGTTCTGCGCGAGGATCCCGAGATACCGGCCACCGCTCGGATTCGACGACGGCTCGTGTCGCTTCTCCTTGTAGGCGTAGGAGTACGGCTCGAGCGAGCGCGCGAAGTCGTCGATCTCCTTCCCGTCCGATTTCAGATCGGCTTTGAGACGTTCGTCGCTAAACATTGCCGCGGCGCCACCCATCGATGCCGCCAACCCGGCGACGCCGGAGATCATCGCGCGCTTGTTCTCGGCTTCCTGCTTCCGCCTTTCGGTCTCCTGCGCGGTCATCGACTGAAACGCCGAGGTGTCGGCTCCGAGCTGCGCCTGCATCGTGTCCGACGCTAGCCCCGAGTAGCCGAGCGCGGTCTGGTCATTGAGCGCGCGCTGCTGCGCCTCGAGCCCGGCCTGTTGCATGGCGGTCTGCGCGTCGAGGCCCTGCGCCTGGAGGTCCTGCGCGCGCTGCGCCTGCGCCGCCTGAGAGTACTGCCCGCGCGCGGTCGCCATCTCCTGCGCGCGCAGCGTCGCCCCCTGATTGGCGCCTTGCATCTGCATCTGCTGCCCGGCGCTCGCCGCGTTTCGGTTCGCGAGCGCGATGTTGGCGCCGCCCCCGCGCGCGCTGTTGGCCATGGCCATCTGCGCGCTTATCGAGTCGACGGTGCCCTGATGCATCATATTCTCGGCAGCGCTCGGCGTCTTGCCGTACGCGGCATCGCGCATCAGGCCGAGCGAATCCTGCGACTGCCCGCGCGACTGCATCCCGAGATCGCGCGATTGGTTCGCATTCCCAAGGTCGGCCTGCACGCCGGCGCGCTGGTCCGCGCGAGCAGCCATCGAGCCGTACGTGTTCGCGACGCTCGCGGCGCCGCCGGGCGCTCCGCCATATTGCGGCGGAGCGCCGTCCCCCGACGTCGAGTTCCACTTCCTGTAATCGTCGATCGTCCCTTGGTCCGCGCCATAGCGAGGCCCGTAGGCGCCCTGGAAGAGGTCTCCGCTCTCGTCGACAGCAGGCATCGCTACGCTCCTTGTCCGGTCTTGATGTGCTTGTATTCGCCGCGCTTCAGGCGGACCTTGAAGAGCAGCCCTTCGAGGACGGGCCCGGCACCGCTGCCGCTCGCGACGTCGGCGAGCGCAATGCTGATCGACTCGCACTTCTGCCGGATCGGCGTGAAGCGCACCTGCCCCGGGAACGTCGTGTTGATCTGTCCGTCGGAGAACACGACGTCCTTATCCGCTTGGCCGTAGTCGACGAAGGAAGAGACCTCGAGCGTGTGCGCGGAGATTCTTCGCTCGAGGATGAGCACGCGCGCGATCCGCGCGTACCCTTGGAGGTCCGCCGGCGTGACCCATCCCGTAACGACGAGCAGCTGCGGCACGATCGCGGCGGTCGCGTCGGCGTACGTCTTCGGCGTGTATTTCGTGATCGTCGAGGTCACGATGTTGCTGGCGAGAAACTGCGCGTAGATCTCGCCCCCCACGACAACGGCGCTCATCGCTCCGCTAGTGCTCGCGTCCGTCGCGACGTTCCACGTTGCCCAGCAGTCGTGTCGGTAGTCCCAAACGACGATGATGCCGGGCGCGCCGGGCGTATCGCTCGCGCGCAGGCAGAACAGGATAAGCCCGTCCGCTTCGGAGCAGAGGATGCTAGTCACCACCGGATAGGTCGCGAGCGTCCGCTGGAACCGCTCACCGAGCCATTTGCAGTCTCCGGATCGGTCGAGGAGGTAGACGCCCTTCGCGGACAGGAAGGCCACGCCCATTGGCGTCACTGCGACCGAGCGCGGATCGATGCATCCGACTCCGAAGGGGAGCCGTATGGGCGCGCTCCACGACTCCGCGGCGCCAGTGTCGTTTGGCCCGTCGCCGCTGAAGACGAACATCGCGCGCGGCGTGAACGCGTAGAGACGCCCGTCGAAGCTCGCGAGCGCGGTCAAGTCGCCATCTCCGCCGGGGATCGAGAGCTTCAACTGATCATTGAAGCGCGGACACTCGCCGGTGACCGCGGCCGTCGAGTACCAGATGACCTTCCCTTCGTCGACGAGGGCAAAGAGCCGCTGGTTGTGCGTGGCGAGGAACCGCGTCGACGGAGGCTGATTCCACTCGAGCGCGTTACCCACCGTGTAGAGGATCGGCTTCGTGCCCCCCGTGAGCTCTCCGTCGGACATCAGGTCCGTGAAATTCACGCGCCCCACGGTGAGCTGATTCGCGACAACGCCGCATAGGTAATACGGGCCCTCGATCGCGCCGGTGTACCCCGTCCTGTAGATCTCGTGGATGATCTGGTTTCCGCCGCTGACGCCTCCAACCGGGGGATCCTGCTTCGTCTGCGCGATGGTGATCTGGTGAATCGCCATCGTCACCTGATTCGCGACCGTGCCGCTCGCCGTGAAGTCGACGGCGAATGGATCGAACGTCGGAGGCAATGAGCGCACGAGCTCCCCGCGCGCGTTCCGGTATCTGGTCACGACGATGTAGTGGTAGACGTGCTGGCCGAGCTGCCCTCCGACGGTGCTCGACGAGACGAACGTCGGCTTCGACGCGTACGTCAGCATGCCGTAGTCGCAATTACGCTGGCCGTCATAGCAAGACAGGCATCCGCCGGTGACGTACGTGGATTGTCCGAGCGTGACAGCCTGGTAGATGCCTGGGTGTGCAAAGTCGAAGGTGATGCAGGTGATGCCCGTCGTGCCCTGGCTGTTCACGGCGAAGCCGAGCGTCACGAACTTTGTCGCGGTGTAGTCACCGGGGGAGGCGATGTTGACGGAGCGCAGATGCGCGAATGACTGCGTCGTGTTGTTGATCGCCGCGCGCGCGGTCACTGACGCCGCAGGGAGCGCGTAGATCGACGCGTTGCTCGTCGAGAGCTCGAGCAAAACTTGCGAGGCGGCGAAGGCGTTCTCGTCGAGCACCATGATGTACGCGCGGCCATTCGGACCGACGAATGGCTTGGAGATTGGCGTCCAACGCATGTCATTGTCGCTGAGCCCGCTCGTCGTTGCCGGGAATCCGGCGACCTGCTGCGTCGCGCTCGAGACGATCGCCCAGACGAGCCCCATCCCCGTCCCGCCCATCGTGACGAGCGCCCAGACGGAGCTGAATCGCTCGATGCCGATGACCGTGTCGAGGCCCGTCGTAATGCCGAGGATGGTCGCGACGGGCGCCGAGATCTGCACCATCGTGCTCGGGTTATGCGTGGCCGTGGATCCGTTCTGCACGCCCGCACCGATGCCCGTGCGCACGAAGGCGACCCAGCAGACTTCACCGGACGTGCACCGCACCGCGACGGAGTAATTCGCGCCCGCCGTCGTCGCGCCTACCGCAAATTGCGCCGTCGCGCTCGAGCCGGTCGAATCAAAGCGCTGGACCTTGATCTGATTCGCGGTCCGGTCGTGCCAGCAGAAGATCCAATCGCCGTTGCCGCTTCCCACGTTCGCGCAGACGTCGAAGGCCCAATCGCCTGACGACACAAATCCGACGCCGGTCGAGGCCCCCCAAGCGCGTGTCGTGGTGTCGTATTTGCGCGAAAAGTGCTGACCCGTAGTCTGGTACACGACGAAGAACGCTGTCCCGGTACCGATGACCCGGATCAGCGCGTTCGGGGTCGTCGTCGTCGTCGTCACCGGGTCGACCAGGATCGTCGGCGTGACGGCCTCGCCAGTCATGGCGTCGAGCACCACGGCGAAATACCCCCCACCCTGCGCCTGCGTCCCGTTCTGCGCCCAGACGACGCAGCGCAGGCCATTCGCGTCGGCGACGTCGAACGCCATCGGTTGCCCGAGGAAGGAGCTCGAGACCACTTGGATCGGGGCGCTGAATCCGGTCGTGAGGTCCTGTCGCGTCGCGATGCACGTCGGCACGCGCCCGTGGTTCACCCATCGGCTCGCCGCCGAGGACCGGCCGTAGACGTTCGCCACGCCGGTGCCAACCGCGAAGCAGAGCGGTACGTCGCCGGCACCTTGGACCTTCTTGACTTGCGCGATGTTCGCGCCCGCCGTGTCGACGAGCGGCACGGGGACGAATCCGCCGCGCTTCGCGATGCTGTTCGTCGAAGGGAAGACCGCGTTCGAGCACGTGCGCATCCGGCCCGCGGGCGTGCGCAGGTCGTCGAACGATTCGTCGATGCCTCCAGACATCGGGATTTGGATGAGCGCCGCGTCGCTCACGGGACCACCCAAAGCAGGACATCGGCCGTCAGGTTCGCGTTGCTGACGAGCGTGATGGTCCGGGTGTCGGCCGAGACGACGCGCACGTCACCGAATGCGCTTTTGTGGAGCACCTGCGCGCGGATCTGCGCGGGCGTGTCGGCGACGGTAACGCCGATTCCGGGCGCACCGCGCGCCGGAGCGACGGGAATCCGGTGGTCGATCGAGACGTTTGTCCCGCTCACGAATGGGACGTTCTTCAGGTACGTGGACGGGCCCCCGAAAGGCAGATCGATCGCCGCGCGGAGGAGGTCGTAGATGTTGTCCTGAACGCTGTTGAGGATTCGAGCGATCTCCTTCACGTTCAGTTCATCCGCGCGCTCTCGCCCGAAATTCGGACGCGGCCCGTTGAGGGTCGGCCGGTTGCCCGTGCGCGGGTCCACCGGCTGCGAGTAGTCGACGAAGGTCGCCATCAGCGCCACCACGTCCGGAAGCCGCGCGTCGCCGGCCTCCCGCGAACGACGCGCGCCATGGGCGCCTCGCCCACGTTGCGGTCGCGAATGCCCATCTCGATCTCCGCCCACTCCGCTGCAACCTTCGCCTCGAGCCGGTCCGCCATCTCCCATTGCTCGAGCGAGAGCGCGGCGTTCGCGGCGGCGAGATACACCATCGCGAGCTCGGCGCCGTCGATGCCGTCGATCGAGTCGCTGGGCGCCGTCATCCGGAGCGGTGCCGGGTAGTAGTAGTGACGGCAGTTGAAGGCTCCGCCGGGCGTGGGCACGAAGTGAACCGTCTGGCCCCAGATGTCATAGAGAATGCGTCGCGGCCATGACCAATCCGAAAGCTGGTAATCGTTACGCTGCTCGAATTGCATGCGATGCGCGGGGAAAAACTGCGTTCCCGAGATCTGCACGTCGAGCCCTACGGTCTTGAGGTAATCCGACGGGACTGGATAGTCGTTCGTCCCGCCCGACGTCGAGAAGTTCGCTAGCGCGAGGTAGTAGTGCTCGCCGGCGTTGGTGATCCGGCGATAGAGCTTCGCCCAGGCCTGATTCAGCGGCTCGGTGAGATCGGCCTCGGCAGGCTTCCCCGATCCAACCTCGTCGAGGAGGACGAGGACGTCGTTTTGCAAATCGGAGAGCTGCCGCAGCCTCATGGCCTACGCCTCCTCCGCGCCTTCGTCTTCGCAGACGGATTCGTGGAGCATGAGCGCCTCATGCATCGCTTCCGGATCCTTCTTCTCGATCGCGAGGAGAAGCCGGTGCATGGCGTCGATGCACGCCTCGTGAGAGCCCTTGTCCTCCTCCGTCACGTCTTTCGACGAGCCGGAGGAGGACGGATAGATCTCGACGTCGAGAGGCATTACGGCACCACCGAATTCGCGATCGAAAGCAGGAGCTCGATGGTCTCGCCGTTCACCGGGTCATAGGCCGCGGCCGTCGACGGCGTGGTGATCTTCATCGTGATCGTGCCCGTCGACGGCGTGTAAACGCCGGGCGTGAACTGCGCGAGCGTGAACGCCGCCGAGCGCAGCGCGCCGAGGACGCTGAGAATCGAAGGGAAGCCTTGATTCACGGCGGACGGCGCGGGCGGCACGTGCTGGAGCGTGTAGAGCCCGGCGCCCGTGCGGGTGAACGTCAGATCCTTGCAGAGCTGACCTCCGTCCGCGCGGAGGATGGGCGCGCAGGCTCCGTTGGACGCTCCTCGCCCGTTGAACTGGGCGTAGAAGAGCCACAAAGAGCCTTGCCGGCTGAAGACATCGTTTCCGCCTCGGATCATGGCGACGGCCTACAGTCCGAAGTTCGAGATGTTGTTCCAGAACGCGGGCGCCGCGTTGCTGTAGTTCCCGTAGTAGCCAACGCGAACCTCGTAGGAGTCGTCGTTGGTCACCCGAAGGAACTCGTTCGAATCGAAGTCGAGGATCTGCGGCGCCGGGCCGAGCGTCTCGAGCGTCTCCGTTTCCGGATCGCCGAGGAACACGGTCCCGCGCTGGACGTTGAGGTCCGCCATGATCGTGACGGACGCGCTGTCCGTCTCGAGCTTGATCGCGCTGAATCCGATCCGCGCCTCGGAACCCTTTACCTTCGCTTCGACGCGCGTGTACTGGACCTTGGAGCCGAGCTCCTTGGCGAAGTTTGCGCGGTCGCGCGGATGCATGTACGCGACGAGATCGTTATCCGCGCCCTCGACCTGGACCTGCGCAGTGGCCTCTTGCAAAGCCTCCTGCATGGGCATCCCGGCCGCGTTCAGACGGCACCCGCTGAGGCGAGTAATGTCTGACGTGCGATCGAGATTGAAGAAGAGCGTCGCCGATGGATCCGCCGCAGGGATCCAGCCCCCGCGCCCGGTGATCATGAGGTTTGTCGAGCCCGCCGCGCCGTCGCCGTTGCGGACGAGGAAGTCGAGCGCGGCGATCGCCGCGATCGCGGCGGACCAGTTGCCGGCCGCGGTGAGCGTGCCCGTCGTGCGGTTGATGCCGGTGACCACGATCGTGGCACCCGCCGAGCGCAGCGCGCCGCCGTCCGTCGCCGAGGCCTGGAGCGTGAGCCCCACGGCGAAGTTCGTGATGTCCGACGTTAGGGCGAGGGTGATCGTGGTCGAGGCGACGTTCGATCCAGAGGAGATCTGGCCACGCGAGCCGGTGCCAGCGCGCTGCATGTGGATGGCAGCGGACCGCTTGACGGTGTGGATGATGCCATCCATTTCGCGCTGCCAGAGATTGAGCAGCGCGCCGCTGTTCTTCTCCGCGGCCTTGAGGGCCTCGCCGGTGACGCGCGCAACGCCGAAGTCGCTAACGCGAAGGAGGATGAACTTCTTGTAGATGCTAGGCGCCGCGTTGGTCTGCGCGAGCGCGATCGACGCGCCGCCGCCCTGCGGAACCTCGGTCTGAATCGAGATGACCTTCGAATCGCCGTCGAAGGTCTCATCCTTGCGGATGTTGGCGAGGGTGGGGTTGTTCTTGTACGCGAGCCAATAGACCTTCGGCTGCGTGTATTTCGTCTTGAGAATTGCCGCGGACGTTGCCGTCGTTGCGGCGCCGGGAGCTGCCATGATCGTCTCCGTGAGTGCGAGAGGTCCCGCACCCGCCGGTGACGGCGTTGGCTACGCAGCTGCGCTACTGCGCCCTTTCTTGACGTCGTCGATGACGGCGATGAGCCGTCGTCGCTCTTCCTCAGGATCGAGGGCGAGGGGGTCGTCTTTGGGCATAGACGTGCGCTGCGAAGCGGACTTGCCGTTCAGCGTCGGTGCGGTCACGCCGCTCTTCGCGGCTTCGGCCTCTTGCCCTTTTTGGCCTTGCTTCTCGGTGCCCTTAGTGGCGGTTTGAGCCGCGCTCTCTTTGGGGGGCGGTGCGCTGGTGGCCCCCCCGAAACGTTTGGCGCGTGCCTCGATCTTCTCGAGCACCTGCGCATAGGACAGCGGCTCCGACGAGCTCGCCGCGATGAGATTCGCCTCTTCGATGAGATCCGCCTCGGCGAGGCGCGCCGCGAGCGGGTACCTCGATGCGTTCTGCTTCGAGATGCCGAGAAGCTTCTGCTCCGCAGCCTTTTGCGAAGCTGCGCGCCGGTCGCCCTCCTCGCGCCGCGCCTTCTCTGCCTTCGCAGCCGCGAGCTCCTGTTCGATCGCTTCGAGGCGCTTCTCCGCCGCCGTCTTTGCGAGATGCTCCTGCTCCTGCTTCGACGGCGCGCCACCGTTGATCCAGCGCCGCGCGAGATCCTCCTCGCGAATGCCGTGCACCGACTCCAGCCACTTGAACGGATCGGCCTTCGCAAGCTCGCGCTCCTGATTGAATGCCGCAATCTGAGGCTTCAGCTTCTCGGTGTACGCGTCCCATTCGGCGCGCTCTTTCGCCTGCTGCGTCTGACGCTCAACGAATTTGGCCTCGCGGGCACGGAGCGCGCGCGCGATCGCGCTCTCCTTCGGCGTCGCCTCTGTCTCCTTCGCCGGCTCCTTCTCGGCCGCAGAATCCGGCTCCGCGACCGCCGCGCCGGGAAGGGGGGCTCCCGTCGCGTCGTCCCCGGAGCCGGGCTCCACGTCCGAACTAGACTCGGCAACGGCATCCACCGGCGGCTCGTCTGCCGCAGCTTCGGTCACCACTCCTTCGATTTCATCCGCCATGGTTTCCCCTCTTCGTCACGCCGCCATCGCGGTCGGGAGTCCTGCGCCCATCGGGGGCGCTCCGGGCGGCATCCCGCCTGGTCCCGGCGGAACCGGGGGCATCGGACTTCCGTCCGGTCCCGGCATCGCCCCGGGCGGCGCGCCATTCGTATTTGCGGGAGCCTTCGCTTTCAGCAGCGCATCGCAGGCGTCCGCGAATTTGTGAAGGAGCCCCACGTTGGGCTCGGGCGCGTCGTCGAGGAACGCCATCGCGGCGGCAAACTGCGCACGCGCCCGGATGTACTCGAGCGGCCAGTCCGGATCGGGCGCGACGTACGCGGCATCGACCTCGTCCTCCTCGGCATCGAGGAACCGCTCGATGAGCTTCTCGGCGATCTGGTACGGCGCGGTGACGAGATTCGACTCCGCTTCGAGATCCGGCCAATCGAGGAGGACGCGGAACGTAGAGTCGTCGATCAGCTTCCGCTGATAGAGCTCGTCGAGCTGTTCGAGTCGCTCGCTCGGCGTCGATGAGAGCGCGCTCGCCGGGAACGTCTGCAGGTTGAACTTGTCGCGTCCCGGATCGATCTTTTTGAAGAGCACGATTTCGCGCTCCCGCTTGCCCTGGTAGACGGTCGCATACTTCGGATTTTTCTTTGCGATGGCCCGGCCCGACTCCACCATCAGGTTCGCGATATCGACGTGCCACGCCTCCCAGTTCTTCAGCGAGGGCGAGTGACGCGCGTTGCTCGTGTCGTTGTACCGACGGATCGCCTCGCCGCTCTTGAGCCCCGCCGGAACCTGCCCCGACGAGAACATTTGCGAGACGCCGCACGACTCGTGGCCGTGCTGCCAGAGCTGCCAGAGCAGCTGAACAACGTCGCCCGGCATCACCGCCGCGACGGCCATCATGGTGGGGGGCACGGGGCCGTCGAATTCGACGACGGAACCGATGCGGTCGTCGAGGTGCGCACGCGAGACGTGCGCGCCGCGAGGCACGATCCACTTCGGGCGCGCGAAGAAGATCATTGCCTCTTCATAGGCGAGTAGGATCTCGTTGATCGTCGTCTGAATGCCGCGGAGCTCCTGCGCGAAGCCGATGCCGTACCAACCCATCGGGGCCTCTTGCCGGCGCAGCACGGCGAAGGGAAAGCGATCGAGCTCCCATGGGACTAACGCGAGCGTCTTGCCCGGGATACAGACCGCGCGTGCGCCATCCTCCGCCGCTCGAGACGAGCGCAAGTGGTAGCTCTCCGTGACCTTGATCAGGTTGGAGGCCGTGTCCTGGATCCACTCGGAAGAGTCGTCCTGCGCGCTCGCGTCGCGGATCTCGCGCTTCGCCTTCGGGAACATCTCCGCCAGGACGTCGCGGTCGTACCATTTCGAATGGTGCAGGTTCCGGATGTTGCGCGGGTCCTGCGCCTCAGAATCGTCGACGGCGAATTCCCACTCGAAGCAGCGATCCACCGCTACGTCGGCGAGTTTCCAGTCCCCACCGGGAACGTCTTCATAGACCTTCGCGATGCCAGTGCCGAACACGCCCGCATCCTGCGCGCACGCGCGCCCGATGCTCGTCGAGACGCCCGTCGACGAGAACGAGCCGTCGAGCCACTTGTTGAGTCCCTTGCCGAGCTTCTTCAGGCTCCACGTCCCGCCATTCGTGAGCGTCATCGGGCGCGGTGTCTGGCGCGTCACCATCGCCACCCACGAGTCGACGACGCTCTTCACGACGTTCAACCGAGCGCCGTCCTCCTCGGTGTTCAGCTTCGTGTACGCGTACGGGCCGAGCCCTGCGATCGGCATGTCCGCGTAGAGCGTGGCGTGGAAGAGGCTCATCTTCCGACGCAGCGACTGACGGCTCTCGAGCTTGCGCACGAGCGGAATGGTGATCTCGTGGACGCGCTCCCTTGGAGCCTCCCACCACTTCGCGGAGCTGCGCGCGACGTCGGAATCGCTCACGGCATCTGCTCCAGTTCCGCATCCGTGAGGACGCGTCGAAGCATGCGACGATAGCGCGCGCGCTTCGCCTCGAGAACGAGGCGCGCCTGGTGCTGGTCGTCCGATTCGTCCGCGCGTCGCGCGGGCTGCTCTACGGCCGGCGCAGGCAGCGCGCCCATCACGAGTTCGATCGTCCCATCACCGCGGACGGCGCACCGCTCGATGCCCTTCGCTCGGCAGACGTCGGCGATCAGCTCGATCGATCGCAGCGTCCCCTCCGCGTCAGCCATGCTCTAGGGGTGTCATGACATTTTTGCGCAGTCAATGAAGTTTATACGAAGTCAATGGCCATCCGCGATGTTGAATGTCAGGATCAGCACCCGGTGTCGGATGCCGTTGCCGAACACCCGTGAAGCTGTCCGCACGGCGTGCCCCTTGTTTACCGGTACCCCCTTCGCCGCGCCGGCTCTTGCGACGTGGCGAAGCGCGCGCGGGCGCGCTCGAACGTCTCGCGCTCCTCTTGCGCCTCGGGCTTCAGGGGTGGCTTGGGCTCGTCGACGTAGCGACGGATCACGCGGGCGATCGCCGGCGCGTAGTCGCAATGCCGCCCGTCCTTCGTCTGAGGGAGCACGATCTGCACGCCAACCTGCGTCACGCGCCGGCGCAGTCGCTGGAGGTCCGCGCGCAGCACCGGATCGGGCGGCAACACCACCTCGCCGAGCGCCATGCGCCGCGCGAGCTCCAGGTACATGTCAGTGTTCTCCGACGCGGAGCCCGGCCAGATGACGAGCGAGATGCCGCGCTCGCGCGCGAGCGTCGTGAGTGCATCGCCGCTCCACTGGTCCGTCTCGCAGCTGTCGAGCCGATAGGCGCGGAGCTCCTCGGCGACCTCGGTGAGCACGACACCCGGATCGAGCGGCGCGACGCGCGAGCCGACCCACTGCCGGACGCGCACGACGTGCCGCTTCCCTTCGCGGCGCGTCCCGATCACGAGCGTCCACGCGTTGCCGCGCGTGCCCGGATCCATGGCGGCGCAGTACTCGTGCCCCTCGTGGTGCGGCTCGACTAGCCCGGGCCTGGAGCAGGCTTCGATCGTCGCAAGCGGAACGAGCGCCTCCTCGGGGTCCGCAAAGTTCGCTAGCACGTCGGTCTGGTACGCCGCGGGGTCCGATGTCCGGAGATCCTCCACGCGCTCGGGCGTCCACCACACGGGATTCATCCACGGCCCGCGCGCGCGGATCACGACGAGGTCACGCGACGGGCGCCCCTCGTGCGCGCTCACCGCCGTGAACACCGGCCCGAAAGGGGCCCACGGCGACCCGATCTCCCAGATGCATGCGCCAGGGAGGAGGCGACCGGCGACTGCAGAGCGCATATCGTCGAGGTTTACGACGCCATCGCTCGAGCCGACCATGCGCGGGGCCTCGTCGAATATGACGCCGGCGCTCCACCGCGCGACGAGCGACGCGCCAGCGCGCGTGCCGGCGACGACCTTGACCTCGATGGGGCGCCCGCTCGGGTGTCGGAGGAGGACGCTGTCCGCCTTCGGCTCGTCGAGGAGCAGCGCGCGGAGCGCAGGGCGCGCGAGGAGCGCGCCGACGAGATGCTGTTTCACGACGTCCGCGAGGTCGAGACGGACGCTCACGCACGACACGCGGGGGATCTCTCCCGCCGTGAGCCGCGAGACGTCGCACCGGAGCGCCATGCGGACCGCGCCCGCCGCGGTGAGCATCGACTTGCCGCCGCGGATGCCCGCGAGGAGCAGCACGCGGCGAGGGGCGCGATCCGGGAGCGATGCGACGTCGCCGATCGCGGCCGCGACATGCGGATGATCTGCGAGTTCGGCGAGCTGCGCACCGTCCGCAATGCGGCAGATCGCGCGCTGAAGCGGCGTCGCGGTCGCGAGCCCGAAGTAGCTCGACGACGTGAGCAACGTTTCGAGCGTCGGAATCGACGGCGCGATGCGCAGCCCGGCGAGCGGGCGAAGAAGCTCTGCGAGACCCGCCGCGGCTACGGCGGTTGCGGACTACTCATGACCCTCCCGAGCAGCCATCACTTCCACGCATCGAAGAGCGCAACGACGTCGCGCGGCTGCGGCACCGGGGCGTCGGACACGAGGCGTGCGCACATGAGCGTGGGCTCCGGGCCGTTGTAGTGGTCGAGCCCGAGGGCATGCCCGAACTCGTGCGTCGCCGAGATCTGGAAAACGCCGACGCCGACATCATCTCGGAGCAGGACTGACGTCCGCACATTGTGATCGTGCGGCACGCGCATCGTGAAGCCGAAGATGCTTGGCCACGTCGAATCGGGCGCCTCGTCTCGCACCACGATCCGTCCGTCCGCATCCGCGAGATCTCCGGGCGGGAGCACGCGCATCGTGAAGACGACCGCTCCGTCCGTCGCCGTCTCCCACGAGGAGAGCGCCTCGCGGATCGCGTCGATGCGCGCGTCCCCGAAGCGCGCGTCGACCTCTACGTCGACGGCCCCAGGCACGCGCGAGCCGTGCGCGCAACCGAGAGCGAGGAGCGGGAGGAGCGTCCAAACCTTCATGATTCAGATACTGGTCACAATTCCGTGGTCGGGGTAGCGATCCTGTCCAAAAAACATGAGCTCGCGAATCGCCGCCATCTCATGCGCATTTCCCCACCAGTAGGGGACGTGGATGCGCGCGCCAGCCACATCTCCGTGGCATTCCGCTAGGATATCGAAGTACCCACGGCATCCGCGTTGCTCGGATCGGCTGTACTCCCCCGGCGGGGGATCGCGCCGGTATCCCTCCACCGGGATCCATATGGGGGATCCATCGACCGTGCGGGAGGAGGACGCGGTCGTGCAAAGAAGGCAGGTAGGCCAAAGCGTGATCTCGCTCTGGCCTACCGCTCCGCGCAGCAGCGCAACGCGCTCTCGGATGCCTCTCACGGCGACGTCACCGCCTTCTTCGCGTCGACGTTCCGCTCCTTCCGCTCCTTCTGTTCCGCCGCGAGAACCGCGTCGAGCTCCGCAGGCGTGAAGTACTCGACGTGTTTTACCTGCGACTCGTGAACGCTCTTCTTGTCGTCGCCGAACTCGAACACGATGCGATTCTGTTCCTCGACGAGGGTCATCCTCACCTTGTCGAAGATGCGGAAGTACTCGCGCGGTTCGAGCTTTCCCATTTTCAACGAAACGTTGTCCGCCAATCGGACGTACTTCAATCGGACATCAGCCATGATCATGCAGCCTTTCCGCCGGCGTTCGGCGACAACAGGAGAGCGAAGACGGAGAACTTCCACGCACGCGGGATCCGCCCTCCGACAAGCCCGCGCGAGCGATGTGTGTACGTGACCGGTGCCCCGTCGAGGAGCCCCGCCGAAGTGCAGAGCGCACGTGCGTGCCCATGCCCTCGTGCGCTCTGCCGAACGTATACGTAGTGCAGCGTTCGGCCCGCGAAGCAGGCGAATGCGTCGAGCATCGAGGGGTGCTCCTCGGATACTAGGACCGTGGAGCGCGCGAGTACGGCCTCGATTAGCTCGCGCTGTCCGCGGTAGTACTCGGCGCTCGCGTCGCGCCGAGCCCAGACGTCCGTCGGCGTGTGGAGCTTCGCGAAGTCGCTCGATGCGTACGACGATAGCCACGCGGAGCGGACGAAGCGGAGGTCATCGGCGACGGCGCGGCGGATGGTCATCCCGCGAGCGGCGGCTGCGCGTCGCCCCTCCGGAACTCGAGCACGACCTCTTTTTCCTTCACGGTGAGCTCGACGCCATCACCCGCTCGTAGCTCGGCGAGCTCGGAGTCCTGCACGCGGATGCGCCCGGCGCGCTTCACGAGCAGCAGTAGCAAGTCGTGCTCGAGCCCCTGAACCTGCTTCTGCTCCTGCTTCTCTCGTAGCGATCTAACCTTGCCCATCAGAATGCCCCTCCGGTCTCGTGCCCCGCGTGCTCCGCCTCGTTCCTTGCCATGTCGGCCGGCGCCTCGTCCAACCCGATACTCGATAAAGACTCGGGTCGGGCGCCGAGCATCAGGCGCGAATAGGTCTCCCAATCGAGGAGCACCATCGGCGCCGCCGCGCCAGTGCCTCGCTCGAGAATGGCCACTCCGCGTACTCCGAAGACCGCTGCCAGGAGCCATCGCCACCATCCGACGATTCGCACGAGCGTCGTGCCGTGAATACGAAAGGCTCGAGGGTGCCGGCCTCCGTTGACCATGTATACCGCCTCCGGCTCGAGACCTATGTCCCGATGCAGGTCTTGTAGGTTCGCCGCGTCGCGCGCGCTCAAGAGAGGTCTCCCTTCGGCATCGGTGCGTCGCCGACGCCGCGAAGGTGATCGATCAGGTCCGCCTGGTCTGCGGCCTCCTCCTCGCGCGCCTGCGCGAAGGCACGAGCCCCTGCAAGCTCCGTCGTGAGCCGAGCGTTCTCCGCCTGCAACGAGGCCACGCTCGTCTCGCGCTCCGCGCGAGCACCCTCGAGATCCGACTCGAGCCGATGGATCTTCGCTTCCATTTCCACGATGACGCGCACCGCCTCGTCGTAGAGCCCCTGCACGTCCCGCGCGACCTCGGCGCGCGTGAACTCCAAGACCTGACCTCGCTCAATGCCCTTCGTCATGGTTGCTCCGTTCGTACGGTGATCGCTTCCTCTGCCGCGCGCGCTTCGAGCTGCGGTATGAGCTCCGTGCGCACCCAAACCAACGTGTCCGCCGCGGTCTCGAACTTCGGAATTCCCTCGGGCCATTCCGCTTGCGGCATCGGAGTCGTGGCGATGCGGTGTCCGAGCTCCAATAACTTCGTGAGCCGGGCGATCGCGTCGAGCGCGATCTTCGGGTCCCGCGTCTTCGCCGCCTGCGCTTCGGCGAGGATCTTGGTCGCCGCAGCGAAGAGGTTCGCGAGCTCGGCGGCTAGCCCCTCCGCGCGCGCGATGTTCATCGCTTCGCGCACCGCCGGATGGCGCTCGATCAGCTTCGTGATATGGGACGCGTGGCGGTGAAGTGATGAAGATGACACGAGAAACCGTTTCGAGACGTCCCGAAACGGACCGCCCACCAAGATCGCCTTTTCGATCTCCTTCCGCTTGATGTGTTGGCAGACTGAGCATGGTCTGGTCATCCGAGACTCGAACGAGCCTTGACACCCGATGGCCCGGACCTTGAGATCGCGTCTCCAGTTCGCGTCTTCTTCCTGCTGCTCATTCGCCGTCCGCCTCGTCGAGAATCATGTAGGCGACGCCGATGAGCATCGCGACCTCGATCCAAACGTGAACATCATGCTTCCCTCCTTCGGATCTCGATGCGCACGGCGTAGCCCTTCGCCCTCTCCTGCGCGTACTCCCACGTGACGCGCGGATTGCGGTCGTCGATGCCGAGCGTGTCGGCTACGCCGTCCCGGACATGCTTCAGCGCGCCTTGCAGGTTGTCGTCGTCGAGCTCCCGGGCCGTGAGGCGCGTGAGCTGCACAATCAGATCGGACCCAGCGAAGTATCCAAACTTCAGCGTCCAATAGGGACGGTGCCCGAGTTTGCGAAACCACTCGGCGGCGAGGACCAACACCACAGCCGTTCGCTGCTCCTTCGCACGCCTCTGCCGCGCGCGCCAATGCTCGTGTCGATTGGCTTCGCTCACGGTCCGGAGCGGGATGGTCACGGAGATCATTCGAACCTCCTTCGCGCGGTCGCCCGCTGTTCCTGCTCGCGGAGTTCGAGCTCGCGCGCCTGGGTGACCTCCTGGCGTTTCCGATCCTCGGCGCGCTGCCTGCGTTCCGACCACTCGTCCGCCTGCGCTCCACGGCGCGCGTGACAACGCGGGCAGCGCCCCGTGGAGAGAACGTCGCCCAGGATGCTCAAGTGCATCGCGGGGCCCCCGCAGTCGGAGCAGAGGCACACCGGAGAGCAGAGCACGCACCGGCTCGTGGTTTCATCCGCCATTGGGCACCCGCCTCGCTTCGAAGCCCGCGGCGCCGCGCAGGACGATTACGCCGCTCTCCCGCTCGTCCACCTCCGGAAGCTCGTTGAGCATTCGGACCATTCCCCGCGGACCGTACGAGCTCCAGAATTTCGGATCGTCGCCCTTCTCGCCGACAATGCGCACGAGCTCTTTCGCCTGGAACGTGAGCCAACGCAGTACGCGCGGCCCTCGAAGCTTCTCGCCCGTTTTTGGGTCTTTCGCGAAGTCTACGAGGGCCTGGTGCAGGTCACGCCGCTGCGCCTCCGGCATCGTCCACGAACGGCCGAGTGCTTCCCGAATCCCGGACTCGTATGCGCGCTGGTAATCCTGCTCCCGTGTCGTCTCCGATGGTTTATCACCCGTGTTTTCCCCCCTCTCGCTCACGGGGGGTAGGGGGGATTTCTCCTCCGGGATGGGATGGGATGGGATGGGATGGGTACGGGATCCATCCGACGCGGATGGCGAGCGTGATGGCGACTCGCTATGCGTTCGCGATGGCGACGGTGATGGCGGCTCGCCATCCTGCTCGCCATGCTTCCGCCCCCATCTCGCCTCTGCGCCACGGGTGCCGGCCGCCTTGCGTTGCGCGATGTCGCGCTCCCTCTTCGTCTTCACGTCATCGGCGGACGGATTCCAATCGAGGAAGTCATGGATCTGGTAGTCCCCGCTCGGGAGAGTTTCCAGCAGCCCGGCGTCCACGAGGCGCTTGAGCGCCTTCGTCGAGGCGATCGCGAGTGCCGTGCTGCGTGCGACGCGCCCGTCGGTGAGCTCGCAGCACGACTGCGAGATCATCCTCGCCCACGCGCCCACGGCTTCGTTCCCCGCCGCGAGAACCTTGCGGTGGAACGCCATACTGTCGTCGAGCCTGCCCCAGCTCATCGAGCTCCTCCGGTCTTCAGCGGGCACCCATGCCCGCAGTGCATCCCGCCGCGCCCGCTGCGGAAGTTGTGCGCCCTCTTCTCCGTGAACGCGCCGCAGTCGCATTTCACTGCCCAGATGTTGTCTCCGGTCACGCGGCGGAGATGGCAGACGGCGACGCAGTGCCCGACGCGCTCGCCCTCGACCATGCGGTGAATCTCTGCGCATCCGACGCCACGCTGGCGGCGGCGCGCAGGCGTCTTGGCGAGGCGCGCAGGCGTCTTGGCGAGTGGCGCGTAGACGACCGCAGGGAGATTCGGAAAGATGCCGAAGAGGGCGGCGCTGCTGCTCACGATCGCCTCCACGCCTGCGGATTCTCGTGACGGACTATCTCGACGTCGAACGCCATCGGCTGCCTCCGCTCGACACGTCCTTTCACCGCCCACACGGCGAACGCGATGACCCAACCGGCGCCGCAGAAGCCGAGCACCGCGCCGACGACGAGCGCACTCATGGTTCACCCCTCGTCGCCCAACGGAGCTTGGCGCGCGCGCGACACGCCTCCTTCGAGGGACACGGCTTCACTGCGTTCATCACCGTCGAGTAATCTCGCGACACGTACCGGCCGATCGCCGGATACGACCAGCCTATTGCGCGGAGCGCGACATAGAGCTCGCGACGAGCTGCGCAGAGGTGCTTCGTCCTTCGCGGCCCGAGAACCTCCGTAGGAGTCGCGCCATGCGCGCGCGCGATGCGGCGGACCAGCGCGTCGAGGTCGAACGGCGCGACGCCGATGCACGTCCGGTCCGGCGTCGTGCCCGTGAACTGCGACTCTTCGAACTCGATAGTGCTCATTGGAGCCCCGCGATCAGCACGCGCGCGAGCACGTCGACGAGCACGAGGAGCACCGCCGCCGCGATGACGGCGAACTCCGTGTGGTGATCGAAGAGGTAGAGGATGCGGCGGATCATCGCCCGGCCTCCTCACGCGCGAGCGTCCGCCCGAGCGCGTAGATGGCGGCGAGGTGGATCGCGAGCGCGAGGAGCGCACCGGCGATGCGGGAGGTGCGGCGCCTCACCACACACCTCGCCGGGCCATCGCAGCGAGCGCCTGAGAAATATCCGGACCCGGTACGGATTCGCTGGTGCGACCCGCTATTTCCTGGTCCGTCAGGGTCCGTTGATATCCAGACGGATGCCGGTAACTATTACCGAATTCGGCTCGAGTTCTGCCTTGTGGCTCCAGTTGTCGCGGGTTCAATCCCCGTCGGTCACCCCGGTTTCGCATCGTCTCCTCCCTTCGGGTACGGATATGGTCCGAAAAACAAGCCCCCGGCGTCCGAGTTGAACGGACGAGCGGTCTTCCGGCTGGCGAGCCGGGACCCAGCAGCGCCACCCGCTGTTCGCCAATCCCTTCCGGGGAAAACGATCACGCCGTCCTCCGTCCGCGCAGCACGCGCTCTGCCGCGCGACGCGAGCCGCGCGTGTACCGGTCCGTGGTGCTCAGCCTCTTGTGCCCGAGTACGTACGCCACGCCGGCGAGGTCGCCCGTCTCGTCGACGAGCTGCTGCGCGCGCCCGTGGCGGAAATCGTACGGGGCAAAGCGCGCGCCGCGGAAGGGCCCCAGAACCGACTTCGCTGCGCGTTTGATGGCTTTCGAAAAATTGTGATCGCCGAAGACCACGCCCTCCGGCGGCGCGACCTCGAGGAGCAGCCGCACCGCCTCGTCGGTGATCGGCAGGATGCGTCCGTAGCGGGCCTTGTCGTCCTCGTCGTGGAGCTCGAGCTCCCGCGCACCGCGCTGCCACGTCCGCGGCACGTCGATGCGCGAGACCGTCTCCGGCCGCAGGCCCGTCTCCCACGCGAACGCGAAGCGCGCGCGCACAGGCCATTTCCGTGCACCGATCCGCTTCGACTCCTTCGGGAGCGCCGTGAGGATCTCCGCGGCTTCCGCCGGCGTGATCTCGACGGGCTTGAGGCGCTGCTTCCCCGAGCGCGTGCCGAGTGCCGACGGTGCGGGCAGTTCGGGGAAGGCGGGAACATTCGGGAGCACCCGCTTCGAGACGCACCAGCGCAGGAAGCGGCGGAGGAACGTTCGCTCCTTCAGCATCGTCTTCCGCGTCACCGCGCGCATCCGCGCGAGCACGTAGTCTCCGATCGACTCCGACGTGAGCGCGTCGGCCTCCTTGAAGAAGCCGAGGTACTTGCGCCCGTAGATCTCGCAGGTCTTGATCGTCTCCACGTCGAGCTCTCCGTTGAGCGAATCGATCCATTCGGCGATAAGCAACTTCAGGTCGAGGAGGGCGGGCCCCCGCTTCCGGAGCGGCCGCCGTCGACCGGAAACAACCTCGGCGTACTCTTTCGCGGCGAGCTTTCCAGCCTCGCCATGATCGCGCGTACCGAGGGCGATACGGTGCTCGACGCCCGCAAACGTGAATGCGACGTAGAGCCAGCCGCGCTTTGGATAGAGACGCCATCCCTGCGGTCTTCGACCCATTGCTCGATGTCCTTCGCTGCGAACATCGGACGGCGTCCGACGTAGATGGTGTTGATCTGCGGCTGCACGTGCCGCGTGAACGATTTCGACGTGACGCCGAGGAAGCGCGCCGCGGCCTCGCGCGTGAGCAGCTGGGGCGAGACCGCGGCGCTCATCGCCTAGGTCTCCTGCGCCGGGTGGTATTCCTCGCCGCGCAGCCCGTAGAGGCTCGCGACCGCGTTCTGCGTGGTCATCGCCTGCGGCGCTCCGAACTCCGCGCCCGTCTCGAACGGGATCGGTCGGAGCTCGGGGTGAACGCGGATGTGAAACATTCGGTGCGAGCCATCGGGCTCGGGCGTGCTGTTTGTGAGCTCGATCAGCGTGAGGGGCTCGTCGCCCGGCACTGCAGCGCGTAGTAGCCGCCTCGAATGGCCGAGTGCGTCTGTGTCTTCGTGGACCACCTCTGCGCCGGAGTCCGAGACGTACCGAGCGAGCCCGTAACGTTCGATCAGCACGCGACGCATCTCTGCGTTGAGCTCGCCGCGGATCCGCTCGAGCGTGATGCGCTCGGGATGCTCGATGAGGTCCGCCGGTACGCTCATCCCGTGATAATTGAACACGGCCCACCCGTCGGCCCATGCGATCGCGGGACCGGTGGCGGAGTGCGAGCGGTTGCCCTCGTCGCGCCCGATGACCATCGGGAAGCCCGTCGCGATCCAGAACTTCGCGTGCATGAAGCGCGGCCCCGCGTGGATCGCCGCATCCTCCCAATGCGCAAAGGGGGCGTACTCGGGCAGATCGAGCTTTGCGACATGCCGGAAAAATGAAAGGTAGGAGGCCCACGCAGACCACTGGTTCCCGCCCTGCCAGAAATACGACCAGCGCGAGCAGCACCGGAGCAGGAAGGCCGTGATCTGGGTCGCGTCTCGGGTCGCGGCTTCGGTCGCGGCGTCGGTCGCGGCTTCGGTCGCGGCGGAGGTCGCGTCGGAG